CGCACGCCGCCTAGCACCAGCAGATCATCGCCTGCCGCCTGCAACTGGAAGATGACGACAGGAAAGGGCGTCGTCGGGCTAGGTCGTCGCGTGTTATAGACACGCGTGCTCACTAGCCCTGTCAGCGTGGCGTCAGCCTTGAGCGTGGTAGATAGCCACTGTTCGGCGGCGTTCGTTTCCACTTACAGCCTGCTTTCCAGGGCGCGCAACTTGCGCAGGAACGGCCCGCGTGCGCTTTCGGCGGCAGGGGTGAAATAGGGGCGCGGCTCCATGTTGACCGTGCCGTACTCAAGGAACTCGCTATACTCCATGTTGGTGTAGACCGTCCCCTTTGTCTTTTGCACGTCGGTCTGGATGCTGGCCGCTAATGCGCCGGTGTCAATGGCTGGCATTTCCCCCGGCGCGCTGGCCTGGTGGCTGCCGTACCATTCGCCGTTATGGCTGCTGGCCATGCCGACCTTGATCTGTGTCTCGATGTCTAGCACCGTTTCCTCCACAATTTCACCCACTTCACGCGGTAAAGCGCGGGCGATTTCGGGGAAGCGGTTGTGCGTTAGCGTGACGACTGTGCGCATGTCTACCTCTGTATCGCTAGCACCTGGCGGGCCGTCTCGCGGCTCTTGGGCGCGTAGGCGTTGATGACCTCATAGCTGCGTGTGTCGGTTGGGCTGTGAACAATGGTCACTCTATCTTCCAGGCGTATATCGGTCAGTGCCGGAAAAGTAATGTCCCACAAGCCCGCGCCCTGGAGCGCACCGCCGACCATCTGCTCGCCCAACGCGCTCTTATGACCGCTGATACGGCAGGCGCTGGTGAATGTCGTTGGCGTGGCGGGCAGTTGCCCACCCGCGCCGTCGTCACTAAACACCAGCCGCGTGACCGTGGCAGTTAGGTCAAAGCTGCGCGCTTGCAATGCACGCATCCGCGTCAGGTCGGTGTCAGATAGCAAGCCGCTCACTTTTTGGCCTTAGCCTTTGGGCTGCGACGCGGCGCCGCAGGCGCTTCGGGTTCCGCGGGTAGCGGTTCCGGCTGCACCGTTGGCACATCTACACGCTGCCAGCCCCATTCGGTGTAGCGGCGTATTTCGTTCTCGTTGTCCTCACGCAGACGCACGAAGCGCCCGCGTCGTGGGTCGTGAAACTCAATCACGCTAAACCTCCTGTTCCTCAACCACCGGCCCCGCCTCGACAAAGACGCGCACCGACCCAGGCGAACGGCGCGCCCCGTAGTAGCGCGCCATCTTGATGGCCTGGGCATACTGTTGACTTTGGCTAAACGTGCTGCCGTCCGCGCCAAAGTCCATGCGTTCGCTGCGTGCCGCGGCCTTTTCCGTCCAGATGTCAGCAGCAGCGGCATAGAGGTCATAGGTTTCAACCCAATCGTCGTCGCCCTGTTCGTAGCCGTCGGCGTCGTACAAGGGGAAGCGTTCGATGGCCTCCGCTAGCACGTAGTGTTCGTAGCCGTTGCTGTCGTCAGGTTCGCTGACCATGCGTCGTAATCGCGCCACTTGCGCCGCTGTCGCTGCCATAGGTCAAACTCCTACACGTATGTCCACTCGATATAGGCGTAGCCCACCATGCCCGCGGTGGTGGCGCTGGCGGTGCCGACCAGGTAATGACCGGCGGGCCAGCGTACAGCCGACTTGCCATTGGTTCCCTGGTTCTCGATGTTGTCATACAAGCCCGCGGTCGCCACCGACAAGCCGTCAATCAGCGTGTCACTGTTGACATCACCGCCGTCGTCAACGCCGATGTCAACCGCGGCTGCGCCGCTGCTTTGGGTGGTGACATTCAGCAGCAAGCGCGTAATCATCAGGTCAACGCCAGTCGGGTTGACAACGCTTAGCACGCCGCCCACAGCGGTGGTTGTGGCCGCGGTCAATGCGACCTTATACGCCCCATTCTGTACTGCCATTTTTCGGTCTCCTTATGGAACGAGCGCGGCAAAGGCGCAACGGGTGCTGGCGGTCTGGTTGACGCGGTTGATGGGGTTGGGAAGTGCGAAGCCCAAACGCATCACCACGCGCAAGGCAACCATGTCCTGTTGGGCCAGGTTGTAGAGGATGTTGCCCGCACCGTCTTGCAAGACAGCCTGGTCAAGCACCTTGTACGTCACGTCCTGGCGCATGGCCCACACCAGTTGATCCCATTGCCCGCTAAACAACAGCGTGCTGCCTGCGTCCATGCTGCCGTCAGTCGGGAAATAGATGGGGCTGCCGTCGAGTTCGTAACCGCCGCCCTCTTGCATGGAGCGCACGAAGATAGGCGCGCCCCCGGCAACAGTGGTCGTGCCGTTGTAGACCTTCTCACGCAGCCCGCGCAGCTTGCCGCGCATACTGATAGCGCCCAGATGCCCGGTCGCCATAAAGCCGTCGGCTTCAATCAGGGCGATGGTTCCCGATGCGCCCATGATGGTGTCATAGATGTCCTCGCCCGCGGCAACTTGGGTCGAGAGGTCAACCACATGGCTGGCTGCGGTACAGCGCGCCTTGAGGCCAGCCGCGCCCAAGTTGGTTGTCCAACTGGCGGGAATGTTTGTGCCAAACAGCACGGCGCTGTTAATGGCATAGTTGAGGGCGTTGACCAGTTCGGGGCGAATCTCGGCCCACATGTCATACGCGCTATCATCCAGCACCGCTTCGGCAATCGGCACAATGACGGCCAGTTCCTCGGCGTCAATGTACTTGTTTTCCCACTCGACCGAGGTCGTTTGCTTGAGGCCTGTGTCGCCGCTAACAAAGTAGGCGGTGGCGAGGGCCGACATCACCGGGGTGCGGCGCTGCGCGGTTGACATATCCGGCAAGCGGCGCGCCAGTTGCAAGAGCGGGTTGGTGCTAGCCACCCCGCGTAACAATTCGCGGCTGGCATCCTCAGGGATGAGTGCCGCGGCATTCGCTCGTGTTACTTCTGCCATTGTGGTCTCCTATAACGGCGGCTAGCGTCCTGCCGCGCGTCTGATAAAGGCGTTCATGTCCTTCGTTGCGCCAGATGCCGGGGCGTTGGCCCCGTGGCCCGCGTTGGTTGTCGGGCGTGGCGCAAACAAATCAGGGTGTTGCGCTTGCACTTGCTTAACCGTCAAGTTGTCGGCGTTGGCGGCTAACCACGCCAGGCGCAGATCACGGCATCCCGCCGCGGCTGCTTCCTGGTAGAAGTCTGCGCGCCTTGCTTCAGTCTCCAAGCGCCCTTGCATCTCGCTCAGTTGCTTGGCTGCTTCGCTGCCAGCTTCGGCCTTAACTGCCTTCAACTGTTCAGCAAGCGTCTTGCGCTGGTTCTTGTGGTCATCCAGTGCCGTTCGCAACCCCTTCGTATGTTGGTCGATCAAGCCTTTGACAGTCTCGTCTTGGCTGCCCAACCAGGTGTCGAAATCTACGGGTGCGGGCGTCTCGCCCTGGGCTTCCGGCGTCCCGCCCTGGCCCTGTGTTTCGTCTGCCATGTGTCTACTTTTCCTTTGGCGTCTCGCCTGGGAAACAAAAAAGGGGCCAGTCAGAGATTTCTCTCCAACTGGCCCCGTGTGTCGTCGTTTCACGTGACGATGGCTGCTATGGTGGGCAGCCCTGCGATATGTGGTTTTCTGCTTCAACTATACTACCAAACTATACACTTGTCTATACTTTGTTCAGCGCACGTTCTCCACCTTCGCCCCGTCACTAATGGCCCATTGCGGCTCGCTGTCGGCGTCGTGCGGCAGGATGACCGTAATCGTGTAGATGCGCCCCGCCTGCAAGCCTGCCACGCGATAGAGGAAGCGCAGCCAGCGTGACGGGATGCCCGCGGGGTTTGGCTCTTTGACAGGGTAGGCGGTGCGGTGTTCGGCTAACATTTGGCTCCAAATTTACTATGCATAATTTAACTGTATAGATAGCTATGCGCCTACCAACTCCGCCAAACTGCGCACTTGCAGGCTTGCGCCCCAGGTGTCATTCTCCACGCGTGCCACCACGTCTGACAAGTCAAACTTGCCCGACTGCCAAGCGTCGTAGCGGCCCGGCCCTAGCATGGCGCGCTGTGTGGCGTCGTCCTGCCTTGCAAACCACGCTGGCCCGCGCTCGAACTCGATAGGCGCGGCCCCACGCACAACGGGTACGCTTTGGCATCGCCCCTGGACATGTTCTTCGAAGGGGACGGTGATAGGGTAGGTCATCCCGTCCGACATGATGCACGCCATGCACGTCCGCGTAGACTTGGCGGCTATTCGCATGTATCGGTCCACCACGCCTGACCTACGATATGATTCCATAGACACAGTTCTGTATACCCTGAGAGGTTCCGTGCGACTTATGACAATGGCCCGTTCCAGTGGCACGTTGGCCGCCTGGCGCATGGCCTGTGCTATCTTGCTGGGATGCCACCCTAGCGCCACCCCGCGCACCAGTGCCCCCGCCACGTCCGGCGCTTGCTGGCCCCACGATGCGCGCAATAGCTGGCCCAGCGGTGTACCGTCTCCGGCGTTGCCCACCATGTTCTGTACCGCGCTAATGGGCAATCGATTAAACTGGCCGGTGATGCCCTCGGTCTGCATGTTGACCAGTTGTTCGGCGTGTTCGATGCCCCAGCGCGCCATCAACTGCTGCTGCTGCTGCATCTGCTCCACCGCCACCGGCGCATATTCGCGCAGTTGCCCACCCATTTGGCGCATCAGGCTTTGATAGCGTTCCATCCTCAGGACGTGCCAGCGGCGCACAGGACGCCCCGCAGACGCCGCGTTGGATAGTTCCATCGCTAGCCGTTCCATGTCGCCGTCTAGCCCGCGTGTAGCGTCAAGCCAGGCCGCTGCCATGCGCGTGCTGGCGGCGCGTTCCTGCGCGTCGAGTTGGGCGCGATAGGTGGTCATGGCTTCGATAACGGCTGGCGGCATACGTTACGATCCTATAAACGGGCTGCGGCGCGGGGGCTGCGCGCCGTTGGTGCGCGTCTCGCCCGCCTGCCTGCTGGCGTTGGTCTCGGCTTGCTCCATGTAGGCTTGGGCCAGGCTTGCGGCTTTGGCCTGTTCGTCGGCCTCGTCGCTTTCTAGCTGCTCAATCTCCGCCTCACTCCACCCCTGTTTGCGCAAGATGGTTTTCAGCGGCATCCCCGCTTCTACCCACAATTTCGCGGTGGTGGCATCTTCCTCGGGCTGCGTGGTGCCGGTCTCAGCCCACACAATGTCGATGTCGTCCGGGTCAATTGCGCCTTGCCCACTGACCACCATCAGCCAGTGCAGGACGTTGCGCCAAACAGGTTCAAAGCGCCCTGCGTACCTCTCGGCTTTTTTAATCAGCGGCGCTTCTAGTGCGCGTAGGCTGGCCCCAGAAGGCATGTCGCCTGTGCTAGTCAGCAGCGTTTTCGGCACACCCGCCACGGTTGCAATGACGTTGGCGCTGCGGTCAATGGCCGATAGGTAGTTGGCTAACTCCGTCGCGGCAAACTCACCAACGCTGGTTGGCTGGTCGCCTTCAGACCCACCGGGCAATGTCCAAATTTCGTTGGGGCTGTTCTTGAGGCGCAGGGCCGCCCCCTCGCCCACGAAGCTGGCAATCACATAACGCTGCTTAAATGCGCCAAACTCGGCAGCAATCATCATGTCCGCCAGCATCTTGTTGAGCTGCGCTTGCAACGGGATAATGTCAGCCAGTTCGCTGCTGAGTTCGCGTCGTTCGCGGCGCAGGTGGTAGACGGGAATTTCGCCGTACGGGTTAGTCGCGGTGCTTTGCAGCGTGAACGCTTTGCCGTTGGACAGTTGGGCGCGCGGCTGGCTGGCCTGCCAGTATTCCAGGCGGTCAGGATAGTACAGCGTCATGTGGGTAAAGACGCTGCCTGTCACGGCGTCTGTCAACTCATACCACTTTGCCGCAAAGCGCGGCGTGTGTGGCTTCGACTCCTCATAGACCATGTGGCACAGGCGCGAGTCGTTGAAATACGCCTCGATATTGCCCCGTGCATCCTCGCCACAGACAATAAACGCCTCACCTGTCACCAGGGCGCACAGATGCGCGTCGTAAGCGTCGCGGTCTAACTCAGTGCTGCGCCACAGTTGCGCTAACGTCTTTTGCCGCGCTTCGTCTTTGCCGTCGCCAATCTGGAAGCGTTCGATAGCGATACGGTCAAGGATCGTGTTGACCACCACGCCGCACCAGTTCTCGGAAAAGTTGGCGTTGAGGTCTTTGAAGATTTCGCGCAGCTTGGATGCGTTGTAGACGATTGGATGCTCACCTGTATACCAATCCCATAGCGCGTTATAGCGTTCTTGCTTGCCCGCAAGATAGGTGTAGGCGTACTCAATATCTGTCGGCATAATTACCCCTGATAGCTTTCTGGCATACGGCGCGGCGGTTTGCCGTCCAGATACATCACCGCATAGCGCATCGTGTCGGCTCCGTGGTCGTTGACCTTCAACGGTTCTTCCTTGTTCGGCCTGCCCTCCGGCGTGGTCTGCCAGATGTAGCCCGGCATTTCCTGCTCGGTGCAGTAGGGCTTGCGTTCTTCGACCAATGCCCCGTCACGTTCGACCAGCGCACCCTTGAGAAAATAGAGGCGCGGCTTGTCATCATGCCCGCGGGCCAACCGCTGCTGTACCGCCTGGATGCCCCTAGACACGTCCTTGATAGCGGCAATGCTGG